ACAATTGTTATCGGTGATGAAAAATGATCTTGAGATTCGTAGTATTGTTTTAAAAATGGGCCAAATAAAGGATATTCCTCTTGCATAAAAAGAGGTATTTGTCCTTCTACAACAGTCTTAGCCGATATTCTTGTTTCTATCATATTATCTACTTATTGGACCATTAGAAAAACTAGAACTTTTTTTATAATTGTATCCAGAGGTGTTTTCTCCAGATGCCATAGTATCTGGAATCATTTCTACATTAAGTGAATCAGAATCTAATTGTAAAAACAGATCCTGCAATCCAATTATATCATTTGATTCCGGAATTGCATCTATTTGAATAATATTTTCTGGATTTGTAATTTGAGTGTCTATTATATTTAATGCATTTAAAATAATCTCCCCCTTAATGTAATCAATTGTTCCAACCTTATTTCTTATAATTTGATATTCTATATCAGATGTTTTCTTAAAAATAAAAATTGTTCCTTTGATGCCGTCTTGATTTGGATAATCGGAAAGATAAACATCTCCAGCAATACCATTAACTTTAAATGCTGTTGACTTTACGTTGAATGGTGTGCGATTTCCAGAATTATCAAATTTTAAATGAAATTGATTTCCGAAACAAATTTCATAATCTGCAAAAGTATTTAAAAGTGCTCTTAAGTCTCTTCTCATCTTAAGAACAGTTATGTTTGATGTAATTGCTGGGTCAACATCATCAATTATTTTTAAAAATTTGCTATATTTAAATTTACTTCCAAATTGATTTAAATCAGAAGATCTTGAAAAAGAAGTAATTGCAGAAATAATTTTTGTTTTTAAATCATCTACCGAAATCGTTAGATTTGAATTATAATAAACCGAAGAAGAAATTTCAACAAACAAATACTTTAAATCTATAATTTTGGTATTAATTCCAGCTACTGAATATCTTTTTAAATCTTTCTCAATTTTCCTTTTTGTGATATCTGAAATATAATTATAATTTCTTGGTTTAATTGAAATAAAAACGTTTCCGTATTGTGGTGGATTTAATTCCTCACCACCAAATACGGTTACTGCTTCTGTTTCGGGAAATACTTTAGAGACTATAACTTCATAATCAGATGTTGTTACTGCTCTATTTTGTGCTGCGTATGATTTTGGGGCATAATTTCTTATTGAACTTGTCGATTCAATATCATCACCACCCGATGATACTTGAGTAGTTGATAAATTAGAAATTCCTAAAGAAATATTATTTCCATTATTATCAAGAATTTTTCCTGCAAATGAAAATAATCCAATACCATTTGCAGTTTTTCCTTTTGATACAATATAAGAAACTGTTATAATATTTTGATTTGACGGTTTTTTTCCAAATATTCCATCACCAAAAATAAGTTCATAACGTTCATCTTCAATTTCTTGTAAGAGATAAACTTCACTTTCCGATCCAACATTCCCAATATTTTCAACTTGTTTATAAGTTCTCTTTATTGTATCCGAAGAACTGTTTTGAATAAAAACCCTTATTGTTGAAGTATCAATGCCAGAGTTATTTAAAATAAATCTTTGATTATAAAGTGAATTATTAACTACAAATGTTTGTGTGATAAGACTTCCTTCATAAATTTCTACATCATTAAATGATGCGGAAAAATTTGTAACAGGAACGGTGATATCTTCGGGTATACAAAAAGAATAACTTTCTGCACCAAAAGAATTAGAAACTGCACAAACTCCAGCCTTAAGTGTCAAAGTTAATGGTGGAACATTATATGCAGTTGTATCAACAATGAAAGAAATTTTTGCTTTTGAAGAAGATACTGATCTTGGCAGATATCCAATGTTTCGTGCAAGAGCAACTATATTTTCTCTAAGAGTTGCACTACCAATGAATACTTCATTCGCAATCATATTCGCATTAAAAGAATTCAAATATGTATTGTATGCCAAAATATCAATCAAAGTCGATAAGTTAGATCCCTCATAATCAAAGTCAGTAAAATTTGAATCGGCTCTCAGATAATCTTTAATCGTAGATTTAATCTGATCAAAATCTAAGTTTGAAAAGTTTATCTGTGGCATCTATCGAACCGTTTGAAGTATAAAATTAATTTGTTGAGGCGGAACTGGATTTCCGATGACTTCATAATCAATAAGAACGTGATATCCATTTTGTTCAAAATCTGGTGTTACATTTACTGTTCTTAAAAACACTCTTGGTTCAAAATTTTTAATTACGTTACGTATTTCGTTCTCAATATCTGTGGTAACACGAACATCAAGTATTTCAAATAAACTTCTATTCACATTTGTACCCAAAAGTGAATTGAATGGTCTTTCACCATTTAGAGTCAGAACCAAATTTCTCAATGATCTATTAATTGCACTTACATTATTTAAAGGAAGTAAGTCATATGTGATAGGATGAACCTTAAAAGAAAGGCTAATATCCTTAAAACCACGACTAACGTTCTCTAAAGGCACAATTTTACAGTAATACTGACTTATTTATACCAAAAAGGGGGACCTTTTAATTAACTTATTCAAATCATTCTTTTCAAAAATGCCAAGTGTTGTGATCACATTTTATTCATTCAAAATTTTCGATTCATAAAGAGGTTCCGTTCCATACTCCCAGTCATCATAGTCATCATCATTGCGAATTTTTTCGTGAATTTCATTTTGAATATGAAAATCGTGTTTTTTAGTTGTTAAATCGTCATTTTTAATTTCACGAAGCATTTTTTGCTTCTCTATTTTTGATTCCCAACCATATTCTGATGATAAAAATTCAGTTCCCCACTCATTTTTCATAAATTTTTCATCTTTATCGACTTGTTTGGTCATTGTTTTGCTCCTGATTTGTTAAATCAGAACTTTTTACGGGGTTGCTATCCCGAATTTCTTTAATTTCATACATAAAATCGTCTGATGTCTCAATTTTACGACGATTTTCGACAGAATATTCGGTTAAATCAATTTCATACCCCGGATTTTTGGTAATTCTATTCTTAGTCCAAGCATCATCATACCATAAAATCTTATTATTTGGATATGCATAGAAATTTCCATCATCCATTTTAAAAAAATGAGCACATTTATGCTCTGGAGTCTCACTGAAATTCGTATTCAGAGTAGATTTTGACTCCCATGACCAATCAAGAGTGAACATATAAGTTCCTTCACTCTTTTTTCCCTTATAGTTGATCAGTTCAGCACGTAAGTTAGCCAATCTTGAACGTACTTGAACATCGATGTAAGGGGAGAAACAGTCCCACCACATACACTCTTCTAATTGAGGAACTGGTGCATCAGGTTTCCAACAGAATGCATGAATGGGTCTACGTGTCCAGTTGACCCCATTCTCTAAAAATGCCTCAAAGAGGGGCACATGCTTCTCTAAGGACGCTACAGAGTGTACATCGCATAAAGTTACTTCCCCATGACCTTTTTTATGATTGTAAAGAAATTCATTACGAATATAGCAAGTAAATGTAGGAAGATTGTGATTTAGGTAAGACATTTAGAGTTTTTCGATATTTTGGTTTTTTTTCGGTTTTCTTCAAAACGAGAAACGACGGCGCCTCCGGTAACTAATTATGAAAAATAAAAAAAAGCACTTAAAGAAACCTCTAAGTGCTTGAAAGATTATTTACCCTGTCCTCGATAAGGTTTTTTTGCTTTGTTTCTGCTGGTTGCAGCATATTTTGTGTTTTTCCCGAGTCCCTGTCGTGTATTTTTTGGATGTGACTCAAGTTGTACTGAGCCACTCAGAGATTTGCGATTTGCCATACTTTACCTTCTTATCAAATAATGCGAGTTTTTTCGTGTCCAACACGAATCACAGGATCGCACCAGATCTCATAGCCCTTTGCCTTGGCATCGAGACAGAACGATACGTCCTCACCACACATATCCTGGACTTCACCAGAATTAAAGACTTGCATCTTTGGAGCAAACCAAGGATACTCTAAGTTCTCAAAGACACCTTTTTTAATCAGAACCCAACCAAATCCAGTGTAATCAACTGTAAAGAGTTTCTTACGTTTCTGAATGGTCTCAAGAGTTTCGTGATTCATCACGCCACCATTGTTTTTAAAGTCATCCTCTTCCAACCAGTGAGCAACGGAAGTAGTATTACCATCTTCTGTGCAATACCATCCAGACATAATATCTTTGTCGTGAAAGACAAGACGATAGAACTTTTCAGTATCAAAGACAATATCCGAGTCAATCCAGAGTTGGTAATCGTATTCCAGCTTACCATCCCAGGGTTTCTGATTTGGACCACGAAGAACATTTGCACCAAGACACTTGCATCGTGCAAAGTTAACCATGGATGAATAGTCTTGTGAGATTTGAATACTTGCACCAGCTTGTACAAGATCAAAACATAATTGCACAAAATTTTTGAGAAAGATGTAAGAGCAACCACGACCTGGAAGACAAAAGACAACAGATTTGCCTTTGATCATTTCCTTTGCTGTTTCAATATTAAACTCGTCTTTGTTTTTTTCTTTTGGAGTATTTGCAATAACCGTAAATCCTTTAGCCATAAGTGAATAATTACTTCAGTTTCATTTTACCGTGCTATTTAGAAGATGTCAATATGATGCTTCAGAGTATGAAGGTGGTGATAACTGTAAAATTTCTATATCTTCTAAATCAATTTCTTCTTTATTAATTTTATCATATAATTGGTCTAAAGTAAGACTGTGAGCAACAACACAATCTTGAGAATAAACGTGATATATTTTTTCCTTTTGCATGATTTTTTTTCTCCGGAAATTTTTATAAAGAAATATTTTCAATGATCAATTTGTTATTCTCAAAGGAATAGTCAAGAGTATCTCCTTCTTCCCATTCTAAAGTTTCTTGCAGTTCAATTGGAATATGAATGTAGTATTCTTCCTTGTCTTCGTTGTATCGGAATTCTGCGGTATAATCCATATGTGAAGTATTTTTCTTTATATATCAGTTTAGAAGTCTAACAAGGATAAATGCAGAGAATAATAAAATAATATTGAGAAACTTTCTGGGATGTTGAATTAACCAACCAGCTAAGACAACTCTCCAAAAATTCCAGTAGGGGGGTTTTGTCATTTCTTTTTGCGTCTCTTCGAGGATGCTTTTTTCTGCGCAGGACTTCGAAATATTCCGGAAGCGCACCTTTTATCTTTTTTGTGTTTTCCTCCAAATATCCCCCAACCATAGGAATTATTTGTTTTTCTTTTTGGTGTCATTTTATTTTCCGGAAATTTTTTTAGAGAGAAGGATATTGAGCTCGGGTTTTCAAAGTTTTATAGCTTAGAGGGACCCATTAAATTAATATAGGGGGGGGGCGCATCGCCGACCGACGATATAACCAACCAACCGCAAAACACTGCTGTTCACGGATATCTCAAAATACGCATATAACTGCCCTCAGTATACACCAAGGGCAGCACGGTTGTCTACACTTTAGAACTGCAATTCAAACGCAGACGGTTCACCTCCACCATAACTTTCACTACTCTCACTGTCACTCACTGTATCAGCAACGAGTGCATCCAGAATGGACAGAATTTCATTGCCAGTGTTACCTTGAGCCAGCAGAGAGATGAGAACTTGCTTGGACATTTTGTGTTGTTGTGTGTTAGTAACTGTGTGTCAGATGAGTGTCTTTATAGGGCGCATCTCATTCCCCTTGATTGTCAGTATCGAATGACGTGATTGATATAGTTTAGACCCCAGGAGTAAGCATCATCAGGATCCTTCAATGTTTGCTTGACGGTATACTTGTAACCGTCTTCAGTTTCATACTGATAGACCCACACATTCCATCTTCCAGACTTTGCTTGTTGAACGAAAAATGGACGGGTTTCAGTGTTAGTGACGAGCATGAACTTGTAAGGAGAGAGTGTTAATGAAGACTAGAAATCGAACACGTCTGAGTTAATCTGAACGACGTTAACTTTCGGATCGGCAAACTTCACACCGTCCTTCGTTTCCTTCACTCCATACTCATCATAGAGACGATTTACCAGGGTTTCATAATCACCACACTCAGCAGCAAGGTGATACAAACCCTCATCATTGTTGATCCACAGAGCAACATTCCAGGTCTCATAATTCTCCCAACCGTTATACTCAGTGGAGAGCAAATTGCGTTGGAAAGTGGTGCTCATTGTTTGACCGTTGTGCTTACACTATAGAGACACTTTAAAGGCCCCAGGTTTTACTTACTCAACCTGCTCCAAACGTTCAACAAACTCCTCCAGATATGTGGTAGGATCATACCCTAACTGTGCGACCCTTTCTAACTCATTAAAGATCGTCGTTAAGTGTCTGGAATAGGGCACGCGCATTCTATCAGTTTTGCCCAGAAACTTGTAGTTTGGAGGTCTCATAGTTTTGTCCCAAAATACCCCCGATATTTATACAGTTTTGGGACAAAACTCAGAACCCTTGGTATCACTCAAAAACGTCACAGTAGATGTCAAATAGTTCCCGAAGTTTCTCCTCGGAATAGATAACCAACTGTGCGAGGTCTTCAGTGTTAATGGTGAGAGGATTTTCACCTGCCCACTGTATCAAATCACGCAGACAGATAGATTCAGCTACTGTGTCACCTTGAAATATCTCTTGTAGCAGAAATTGCGATTCTTCAGTGATGCTTTGAGTGATCATGAAATTAACCTTTAGAGACCTTGTTAGTATATATCAGGTAGGTCGTATCTGTCAAGGGGTTTGTGGTGCCTTCCTGACGGTCCTGGGAGTGTCTCTGAGGGGTCTTGACATTTGGGGGAGTTCGTGATAGCGTGCGGACTTTAATCACCAAAGATCTCTACCTTTCTCTAAGTATTCTCAACCATTTCTCCAAGTATTCTCTGCCATTCTCTAACATTCTCAACCATTCTCTAAGTTATTCCAATCATCACAACATTTTAACCAATTTTTTACATTTTTAACATTTCTCTCACTATAACTCATTTCTCGTTTTCCACAAGGGGAAAACTACTTTACCCCGAAAAATAAATACAGGTAAAAACTAAACAATGGAGACAAGAATTAAGTATCTTGCTGATGTCGAAACCCTCAAAGATTACCCCTCCTACGCTATAGACACAGAGGGTAATGTGTGGTCGTTCAAATACAACAAACAAAAGAAACTTTCACCAGGATACAAGAGAATTAAGGGGCAACATAAGCAGGATTTGTATGTTCGTTTGACTGATAGATTTGGTCAGATTAAAAACTTTTCAATTCACAAATTAGTGGCATTGGCTTTCATTCCAAATGACAATTTAGATGCAAAAGTGATACACAAGAATGGGAATGTAAATGATAACAGACTGGAGAACTTAGAATGGAAAGATGATAGAATGAACTCCGAAGATAATAGTTACTCTGTGGACGATTTCATTGCCAATAAAATAAAACAAGTTCACACCGCATCTATACGCAAAGGACTACCAGTTCCTGATAACAATACATTCTTCAATAGTATAGTTGAAGGAGCACTTGAAAGTTACATTATGCAATACGGATTACGTCGATTGATGCAATAAAAAAGAGGGGTGATGTTCCCCTCCTTTGATTTAATTTTGAAACCTCATTCAGGCAAGTCGCATACCTGAGAAGAAAGGAATGGGAGCACCATCGTATTGAACAAACCACTGAAAGTTCTTCTGAAAGACATACTCTCCATCCATACCAAATGCAGAAAGAAGTGCATTAAGACGGGACTTTGTGGTCTTTGATTGATAACCACCATCGAACAATTCCATCCAGGTTTCGCCAATTCGAGCAATCAGATTGCCGTGCAGATAAACATCAGAAACGTTTGTGCAAGAGATAACTTCAGTGTTAGCAATCTTGAGATCCTTGCTATCTTTAATAGCAGCAATCATTTGTTGTTCGATCTTACGCATTTGTGCTTTGAGTGTGACTTATACTATAGAGACAATTTCAAGGCCCCAGGTTTCATTCAACAATCACTTGTTCACCAATCACATCACAAAACTCCAGCAGAAAGTAATCCAAACTTAGGTTAAGTTCATCTGCATCTTTCTTAAACTCGTCGTATTGTTCTGAAGAAAGAATAAAGAAATCAGTTTCAATCACGATCGGAAATGTTCCAAACAGTAGTGGGTTGAGGTTGTATCAAACCTGCGCGAACTTGTGCTCGAAGGGTTTCTTCTGCTTGCAAACGTTGCGTGTATGCTTCAATCGCAAGTTGCACAGCAGGATCATTCTTTGCGTTGTCGTTGAGAATAAACATCTTGTCACAGTCCATTGATATAATCAGCAAGTGCTTCGTTGTAATCACTTTCGGTCTCAAAGATGCGACCGTGAATGTTACGCGGATAGATTACATTCTGTCGTCCAGCATCAGCAACCATTCGGCAGTCAGTTTCATCGTAACCCATCTCAATCAGGTTTTGGACGTAAGGATTGTAATGTGTCATTGTTGTTACTCAGTTACCAAAGAAAGCATCAAACTCATCAGCAATCTGATCAATCAATTCATCAGTTGCATCAATGTTGAAAGTGTAGCAAACCCAATCAACAGCATCATTCAGATCCGTTTGATTGTTGCAGAGAAAGTCACGCAGATCAGGTGCAATCTCGGAGTTAAAGTCGATTGAAGTGGTGTTCATACTATAGAGACAATTTCAAGGCCCCAGGTTACTATCACTTGACATCTTCGACACTTTCCAGCAATTCATTCAGGACATCTTCATCATAAACCTGCTTAATTTCTTCCAGCAATTCTTCTTCGCTACAGGTGCTGAGATTGGTTACAATACTGTCGATGGCAAATTGAACCAAAGTGTTCGTGTCCATTCCATCAACAACATACTCAGCAAAGTGCTCAGTCAGTTTCTCAAATTGTGCTTGTGAAAGTGTCATTTTAGAAAAGGGATTAGGAAGGGAAATCATTTCAGAACGTGAATGTAGTCAAGAGTTTTAATACACCAACCAGTCGCACATGTGATCTCTTCAACTAGATCTTCCTCATCACTTGCTTCCCAGATAGTGCGAGTGACTTCATCAATGATGTCTTGTTGCTCACCAGTGTTCCAAACATATTCATCATCAGACTCAAAATCAAACTCAATTTCAGTGACTTGAAATAACATAATCAGAAACGAATGATAGGATGATCTAAACCAAGAACGTCACATTCTTGACCTGCAAACACTAACTCTACGTTGAGTTGATAATACTCATCGTTGCCAGTGTCGTAGACACAAACATCATAATTCAGTAAATCTTCAGGGAGTTGTTGCAGTTGGGAGAGAAGTTCTTTGTAAGTCATAATCAATCAACGACAGAGTAACAAGCAACAGATGAAGGAATTCCGGAGAGTGCTAAAGAACTGTTGCGATCATCAGCATAATCTTGTGCATCATCTTCAGAGTAGAAAGGTCCAATGAACTCAGGAGAATCGAGAGCATTGGAATCGAAACGGACGGTGAAAGTGGTGTTCATACTATAGAGACAATTTCAAGGCCCCAGATGTTAATAACTCAACCACCAAACATTTCATCAAAGAGATCACCCATTTCAATGATTTCATTCTGACGATCAATTTGATTTCGCATCTCAATGAGTGCTTGTTGTTGCATCTTGAGTTTCAACAATTCATCACCAATCTTGTGGAGTTTGTTGTTAATTTCAATGCGATCCATTCCGTTCACCGTAGTCACAGTGATTGGCATACCTTGTGACATCGTGGTGCGTTCGGAGATCATGTGAGTTGTGTTCATATCATAGGGACACTTTCAAGGCCCCAGGTGAGCATCATCCAGGCAGATCGAACTTCATTCTAACCATATCCTTCTGAAACTTCTCAATCTTTTCATACACATCCACAAACAATTCGCAGAGGTTGTGTAGATCTACATTCTGTCCATCGGGTGCGATAAACTCACGAATTGTGTTGTATTTTTCTTCTGAACTACTCATACAAAGAACTGCTCTAAAATAGATTTTTTCGGTGGTTTCATTCCACTATACGCAGTGGTGGTAGATTTGACATCATCAATCACCTTTCCCACATCTTTGTAATTTATAGGACGATGGAACTTACCTGTCTTGGTGTTGAAGAACCCCCAGACGGTTTTGGTTGGTTTGCCCAAATTGTAGTCAAACTTCCGATCACAATGCAGAACAATCCGAACCACATGACGTTTGTAATCTTCGGTGCCATAATGATAATTTGTTGGTGGTTGATGTGGGAACTCAATTCTCATTGAACACGCACACCAATGACTTCACAGGGTTGACTATCATCGAACCATTCATAAAACTCATTCATAATGGCATCTGCTGTATCATAATCACCAGATTTTAGGTGATACTCTACCATACTGTCAACCTGATCTTTGATACTCAGAATGAGATTGTGTCGTGCTTTGTTCATCGTTCAGACAGTTGGAGTTACATCAATTTCTTTAATGTTTAGACCACAGAGTTGTTCATAAACTCGGTTGAGAATAATTTTAGCAGCAGACTTTGCTTTGGATTTCTCATACCAAATGGTGCAAAGTCCATCAAAAGTTTCAACGTAAATGCGATAGTTTTTCATTTCACTCCAAGTTGTTTGAGTTCATCATCAGTCAAGGAAGCAAGGTCTTTCTTGAGTTTTTCAAGTTTTAGTTCCTTTGCCTTTGCTTTTACTGCCTTTTCTTTCTCCAGTTGCTTCATTCGTTTCTCATACTCTTTGTCGTTTTCTTCACGATGTTTGTAGAGATTATATTCGGTGTATTTTTCACCACCATAATCCCATTCATATTCACTTTCAATCCCCTCCCAACCAGCATCTAATTCTGCTTGAAGTGAAGCAATAATACTCTCAAGAGGACCATCAAAGTCCCCATAATACTTTTGAGTTTCTTTAACTTGAATTCGTTTGATAGTCATAATCAATCAGTACAGCAGAGAGAATGAACCACAGAAGCGACGAACCCATTGCAAAGTATCATAATGGGAACGTGGTTTGCTCATCACCATACTGGTATTCCTCTCAGGATTGAGAGCAATCGCAACATACTGATGACCACATTCTTGCCATTCAGGTGTAACTTGCTGAATGAACATTTGGCACACCTTACCTTCTTTCCAGTTGGTAGTGTAGTGAAAAACGTCGGTCATTTGATCAGTGCTCATACTATAGGGACACTTTCAAGGCCCCAGGTTACTAACTATTACCAAGTTCCGCGTTGGATGTGGATTTTGCGGATTTCCTGATAAAGAAACTGACGAAGTTTAGGGTCGGTAGTGTTATCAAAAGCATAATGTAGACGATTTAGGTATTCTTGTTGTGTGATGCCAATGTTACCATTCCCACCCAAGTCATTGAGTGAAGAACCTCCGATAGATTTTCTCCTGCCGAAGTTTCCTGTGATGTTACCTGATGTTCTCAGTTTAGGACGGATCTTTGAGAGATTAGAGTAAGTCATCGTGCAATCACATCCAGAGACTCTAACAGCATCATCGCAAGTTCTACCTGATTGTCTTCATCAACTACAGGAATGTTTGCATCAACAAACTCACTTGCAAGTTGACTGATAAGTTCAACCGTTCGGTCATCTGCAAGAACAGATGTAGCAAACTCGTGTTTGAAACCATCACGCAACAGACGCAGTGATTTTGTAACAGTCAGGTCTTTAATTTCTTGCTGATAGTCAGTCATTTCAGTTACCTTCAGAGATTTGGTTGAGAACATTGCGGGCAAATCGCATAAAATCGTATGCACTCACACCATCAACAGAATAAAAGTCAAGGACATCAGATCCGTTATAAGTATTCACAATCAGCAGACAAGCATCATACAGGGCAGCAAGATGCTCCTCTTTTGAGTGAAACTGAATTGCATTGTAGGATGGAAGAGTCATTTCAGTTTGAGTTTGAGTGATTGAAGTGCTTGTTTGCGGGACTTAATTTTGCCCTTACACATTCCCTTGGTTCGTTTACACTTACCAGAATTGTGTTGCCAGTTGGGTGTCTTCATACTATAGGAACACTTTCAAGGCCCCAGGTTACAGTCGATGACGTGAAATGGTGCGGCAGATAGTGTTACAAATGTCCACACCTGTGATCTCGAAGATGTACTCTTCATACAGAGTTTCTTCTTGATCTCGTGCTTCAATCTCGTGTGGTTGATACCAATACTCATACTTTTCAACTGGTTCTTTACAATAACACACTTTTCCGCGACGTAACTGCAGTGAACCTACAACCCATTGGCGAAGATGCACCAACTCGTGTAAAAGAGTTTTTGTATACAACTCTTTGTCCATGTAGGTGTTTAATTCAATCAGAAAGTGCCGAGGACGGTAAGTTTCATCAGCAACATCACAATAACCATGAACACCTTCTCTTCGCAGTCCTCGATGTAAAATCTTCACATCAATCTTGTGACGTGGAAGAAACTTATTCAAAAACCAGGAAGTAACACTTTCACAGAGGAGTTTGCTATAACCGTATCCAGAATGTGAAATGTCAGGCATGATCCCCAATGTAGAAACCAAATGAATGAAGAAACAAAGATAAGTTTGTGTGTTGCTGTCATCCCATACCTCTTGGGAATTGATGTTTACAATCAGGACACAACCAGTGGTTAATTCTGTCTTCGCCAAGCAACTCAACTCCTATCACACGACTATAGAAATAGGGTGGAGAATGATTTTCCCAGTATTCTTCTGGAATAGGCAAATCAACCCAATTAGCACCACATTCGGGGCAATTCTCAAGTTTTGTGATGTCAGTGTAGTTCATTTTGCGTAAAGGTAATCTCCGTGCCAGGTTGCATTTTCCAGCAACCATTCACGATCAGCAATCAATCGCAGGTCATAACGTATACCTTTGGCAGGAGACTTCCACGATGCAGATTTATACACTTCGCCAGTCTTTTTATCAATGAAGCAATGCACACTGCGCGATCCTGCTGCGTTCATAATCACTTTATGATACTTTCTACCAGTTTCGGGATAGAACTCATAATCACAAATACCTTGCTTCAGTTTCGCAATACACTCTTCGTGGTAATTGGTATTTTCACCAGTTTGAAGAGAACGATAATGAGACTTGATGTTATACTCAATAAAGTTCTGCCGCAGTGCTTCACACAAAGCATAAGTGTGCCCCAGAACAGTAAGTTCAATGTTCTTGCGTGCCTCTTGTTGTGCAGAATAGTCTGCAAAAGTGGTTGTCATTTGTGCAGTGCTCATACTATAGGGACACTTTCAAGGCCCCAGGTTTCAATCAAAAATCCAAATAACCTTCGATTGCTTCATCAATCTTCTGTGACAATGAAGTAGGTGGCAGAATAGGATTGACTTCACCAATTTCACACTGATAATAGTCACCAAGTTTCAATTCAATCATCGCACCATCTGCACCTTCCTGATACAATGAACGCGCAACTTCGTCCTCAACAAGACAAACACGACGAGCAGTGAGGTCAATCACCAGCAGATAATCGTAGGTAGAAAGTTGCTTAAAGTCCTCTACAGTTTTCTTCTCTGACAGAAAAGATTTGACCTTAAACTTCTTGGTTGCATGAACATCTTTGCGTTTGTAGAAAAGATTTTGTCCCATCTTCATCTCAATTTTGATGAAGTTTCCAGTCTCATCTTCCCACACAAAATCATATCCAGTCTTGTCAACTCGCACAAGGTCAGAGAACTTTGCCAGACCTTTTTCTACGGCAGTGGCACGGGCAAAGTTATCAGCATTGGAGGAGAAACCTTTGTCGGAGTAGAGAGAATCAACCACACCGAAAACTTTATTCCAATTCACACCATTTTCCAGGTGGTCGATAAGATGTGTCATGAGTTTAGTTGTTATACGATGGGTACAATTTCAAGGCCCCAGGTTAAAACTATTTTCTAAAAAACCTGCAATTCTGCTGCACTGGATGCCCTATGACACCCTTGCAGTAGAATTGCAGAAAAATCGGGTTTTTACTGTAGTGGTGGACAGGGTTCTCAATGGGTCTCATTTGCGAACCACCGACACAGCAGGTTGCCCCTGATTAAAGGTAGTATCAACAACCGACTGAACTGCGCGGGCAGTAGTGATACCAACCTTGTTGTAGACAGGAATACAAACAAGACCGAACGATTTGCTATACTGACTGAGGTTGCCAGGTTGAATAGCACCCGACCGCAGATTAGCAGCATCATCGTGATGCAAACGGATCACACGACCGATAGTTTGAGAGATGCCAATGTAGTCCATGTTCCGCATAAACAACACTGCTTCCAATCCTGACACATTGATGCCCTCAGATAGGATGCTATGATGTAGCACAACAAACTTCTTAGAGTTGTCTTTACCCCAGGCAGATAGAGTGTCAAAGAATACTTCCCGATTAACTTTGCGACCGTCAATAACAGCACCAGTCTTGGCAGTAATATACATCCAAGAGTAACCGCGTTGATTGAGTTCGTAGCAGAAATCAGTTTCTGACACCAGAGCAACAATTTGTTTGGTTGCTTTAGCACAAATCAAAATCTTACCGACTTTGTTGTCATCAATCGTTTCCAGCAGGTTCTCAGCATCTCGGTCAAAGTTAGTCTGCTTTCCAGTCACCATTGGAAGTTGCTTGACAATCACTTTGGGGGGCACAATAAACCCACCTTCAACCAACTCAGGGGCAGGAACTTGGCAGATAACCTGACCATAAACCTGAGGAATGTTCATTCCAGGTTTGAACGGAGTGAGAGAATGTTTAGGAGTAGCAGTGAAGAAATAGCAACGATTTGCAGATGCAGAAAAGTGCTCAGTTGCAGGGAAAAAGTGTCTCTGAACAGAGTTATGTGCCTCATCGAAGTAGATTGTGTCCACATCAATCTCTGCCTCTTGCAGACGATTTAGAGAGTGATAGGTGGTTACAATCAGTTTGTGACTGTCGGCATTTGCATCAACCCACTTGCGGATTTCCAGAGGACGAGTAGAACTTTCGTGATGAGTTTCTCCACTGTGGACGTGAAAAACCTTTGCGTTGGTGATAAACTCCAGAAACTCAGAAGAAAGTTGCTCAGCAAGCAAAATACGC